CCGGTATTGGCCGGGTGGGACGAGTGCCACAGACGTTAAATTTTTTGTAATAACTAACCCTGATCAGACTTATCACATCCAATGTTCTCTCACTTTGTCGGCTGCTGAAGCTGCAATTTGTTTGAATTATCCCGTAACTGTTAGTTCTACTGCCTCTTCAGGCAATACTACTACTGGACAGTCAAGCTATTACTTGCTTGCTGCTGGTGGTGCAGAAACTGAACTGACATGTCGGGTAATTGGACGTTCTAAGTTACCAGATGAGGGTAACAATGATGCATACCCAATCGTAGAGGTCTGGTTAAATACACACCGTGACCGTTACGTGACGGCTACCGCATCTACGGCTTAATAGGAGGAATGAATAATGGCTATAAATAGAGCTAGTATTGCTAAAGAACTCCTTCCGGGCCTAAATGCTGTATTCGGAATGGAGTATGGAGAGGTGAATAATGAGTTAGAACCTCTTTATGAAATTGAAAACTCAGATCGTGCATTTGAAGAAGAAGTTCTCTTCACCAGTTTCGGGTCAGCCCCGGTAAAAGGTGAGGGAGCGTCTGTTACGTATGATGATGCTCAGGAAAGCTACACAGCACGTTACACTGCTGAAACTGTAGCATTGGCTTTTGCCGTAACTGAAGAAGCAATGGAAGATAATCTTTATGATACCTTTGCTAAACTTCGGGCAAGAGGCTTAGCTAGAGCAATGGCTAATACGAAACAAGTTAAAGCTGCTAATGTTTTCAACAATGGTTTCAGTGATACTATTGGTGACGGACAGGCTTTCTTTGCAAGTTCACATCCAACTGTAGGTGATGGTAATCAGAGCAACTTAATTGCTGCATCTGATATATCTGAAGCTACTCTTGAAACTGCACTAACCAATGTACAGAAGATCAAAGATGATCGAGGTATTCTAATTGGTGCAAGTGCTGTTTCATTGCATATCCCTGTTGACTCATGGGCTATTGCAGATCGTATTTTATCTAGCCCCGGCAACACTCAAACGAGTCAAGCTGCTGCTAATCCAAATACGAATGCAATTAATGCTACTCGTCATATGGGAATGTTACCTGAAGGATATCATATCAATAGAAGGTTTACAGATACTACATCTTATTTTATTAAGACTGACGTACCAAACGGAACTAAAATGTTTGTACGTTCACCTCTTCAAACTAAGATGGAACCTGACTTTGATACTGGTAATCTTCGATTTAAGGCAAGGGAACGATATAGTTTCGGTGTCTCAGATTGGAGAGGATGGTTCGGTAGTCAAGGATCATAAGTCTAACTGTGGGGGAGTGGCTCTAGTCACTTCCCTACTACTATAAGGAGCAGATATGACTACAAACGTAAAAGTAGCACAAAATGTAAGTAGTGATGGAGCAATCATAACAGGCTTTCGTTATATTGATACCAACACAACTTTAGGAGATGAGGGAACTGGTTCTGATCCTTCTCCATCGACAACCAGAGTTCTTGCTATTCATACTTATTCAACTCTTGCAGGTGAAATTGTTCTGTCAGGATCAAAACAGATTACAAATAAATCGGCTAAAGGAACAGCTATCCGTTACCGTGTAGGAGCAACTGATTCTAATGATCAGTATATAGGAGATATGGGAGTAGGAGTTTTTGGTATTGTTAGTGTTGCCACTTCTGGAACAGGAACGATGGCTCCAACAATTACATTATATCTAGGCTAACAATGCCTAATTTTGCATATTTAAAAACAGATTTAATTAATACGACTGAGAACGACTCTACTGAATTTGCAAGTCAAGTTTCGGCTTTCGTCAAGAAAACAGAATTTCGTATGGTTAAAGATCTAGATGACTCTGGACTAGATGAATATACTAATATATCAGTATCATCTGCCAATGCTGGTGCTGTGTCTTTAAATGATAGAGTTCGTATTGTTCGTAATGTAAACTTTAAGGTAAGTACAGGAACAACTGTAACCAACTTACTTCAAAGAACAGTAGAATATGTTAATGACTACTGGCCTGTTAGTGCATCTACAGGTACACCTAGATACTATACAAGAAAAAATAATTCTAGTATCAAGATAGTACCTACACCAGTTTCAGCATTGACAGTAGAAATACAATCACAGTCTCAGCCATTACCTCTAGCTTCTGCTACAGGTACAAGTGTAACAACCCAAAATTATTTTAGTGATTATTGTTATCAAGCTCTCTTTGCAGGATGCATGGTAGAAGCTACAATGTATATGAAAGATTGGAATACACTTCCAGTATGGCAGAACGAATATCAAACAGCTATAGCAACATTACGTAATCAGGCTAGAAGGACAAGACAGGATGATATGGCAGTTGCTGCTTCACCTGCTGGTGGTCCTGATACCATAACACAGGGAGCATCATAGGGGGGTTAAATGTCAAATTTTACAGCAAGAGAAACAATACCTTATACAAAAAAAATGTTATATACACCAGCAGATAGAAAAAAAATTAAAGCTGTTGAAGGTGGTGGGGAGAGAATGGGAACTCCTAATATTTTTAAAAAGAAAAAACGAAGAATAAGAAAAATTAATAAGGATTTAAAAACAAATATAAGGAAAATTAAAGAGAGTCCTAATTTTACTGGAAAAAATCAAAGTCAGAGAATACAAGAATTAAAAGATACTGCAAAGCAAGACAGGAAAGATGTTAATAAAAAATACGAAGAATCTAAAAATCTATTGAAAGATTATGGAATGATGGCCCCTACATCTAGAGGGTTCGATACAATTAGAAAAAAACATGGTGGTAAGATTACCTACAAAATGACAGGTGGTCAGGTAGTAGATGCAGGATATGATAATGTCTAAAAGTCCATTAAGAAAATATACAGATGAATTAAAAAATCCGAAGGCTACACAAAAAAGTATTAAACCATATCTAAAAGATTATCTTAAATCCATAAGAAAAAAACGAAGTGGTGGTCAAGTTAAGGCAGAAGGATATGATTAATGGTTAATAGAGCTAGTATTAGACAAGAGATTATGAAGCCGGGATTAAAAAGAGGTGGTAGAATTAAAAAGAAAAAGAAATTAGATATTAAGAAGGCTATTAAGAAACCGGGAGCGTTACGTAAGTCTCTAGGTATTAAGAAGGGAAAGACTATTCCTAAGTCAGTTTTAAATAAGGCAGCGAAGGCTCCCGGTAAATTAGGACAAAGAGCTAGGTTTGCCAAGACATTAAAGAAATTACGAAAGAAGAAAAGGAGAGGTTAAAATGGGATTAGGACCACATACATTATTAAAGTATCCGCCAGATCTGAAAAAGATACTAGGTAAGCCTACAGGTCAAGGATATGGTGCAGCTAGAAAGGGACCAGATGTTGTAGGTCCACCACAGGATGTCGTTGTTGATGAGGATTATGAACAAGGAAAAGCTTTTAAAATAGATACCTCTGATAAAGACAGTACATATGGGGAGGCTTAATTATGTCAGTACGAAAACCTGAGAAATTTAGACTTCAAAAACAGTTAGAGAATGTTAGAAAGCAACGAAAAACTGTTAATCCTATGTCCCTAAAGGGTCGTAACTTAAAAAAAGAAGAAGAAAGATTAGAAAAATTAAGCCAACCAGTATCTAAAAAGTTTAGTAATAAGAAAAAACCTACAGAAAATAAGAAGAAAAAAACAAGAAAAGATCTAACTACGGAAAGAGAAAAAAGGTCTATACCTAATATACAAGAACAGGCTAGACAATTAAAAATAAAAGCTGAAGACAAGTCAAAATTTGTTGAAGGTGGTTTAAAAGAAGCACAGAAAAGAGCGCAACAGAATGTTGCAGATATAGCTTTTACAGCTATACCCGGTTTAGGTGCATTAGGACTAGGTGCAAAGGCTATTATGAAGGGAATACAAGCTGGAAAAACACTTTATAAAGTTGGAAATAAAACATTTAAGTCTAAAGATGCTGCTATAGCTGCTGCTAAAAAAATTAAAGCTCCTCTTCCACCTAAAGCCAAAGGCAATTTAAGTCCACAAGCAAGAGGTAGAGAACGCATAACACGATTAGCAGCACAAAAAAAGAAAACGCCTAGTGTAAGATCAGCAGCAACTAAAGGTATAACGAAAACGGCTGCTCAGAAAAAAGCTTTAGCGAAACAAGCTAGCAATTTAGGTGCAGGTAGCGCATATCTTGGAACGGCTGCTATTACAAAACCTATTGTTGAAGCAACAACAGAGTATAAGAAGGCTATGAAAGATAAAAAAGCTAACCAAACAGGAACTTTATTAGCAGGTCGTCCCGGAAGTCGTAAGTCTAGAGAAATTGCAACTAAAATGGGAGATCGTCCCGGAAGTCGTAAGTCTAGAAAGTCACCTCAAACTAAAACTTCTACTATTATTAAAAAAATTCCTATGATTCAAGCTGAAAAAGGACCGTTTAAAAAAAGACCAGAAGGATTTAAATCTAAAACTCAAGCAGATATGTTATCGGGAGGAGAACCTAGAAGTATAGTTAAAGCTAAGGAAATGGGTAAAAAAACTTTTAGAGATAAAAGAGGTAAAGAATTAGCTGCTGTTACAAAAGAGCAATTAGAAGAATCTGGGTTAAGTCTTAGAGATTATTTAAATAAACAAAGAGGATTAACTCGTAGAAAAAAATCAGGTGGTATGGTTAAAAGAAATAAAGGTGGAGCCGTAAGAGGTGTAGGCCAAGCTATAAAAGGTTTTGGTAATGCTAAATATTCTAATAAAATGTATTAGGGAGGATTAAGATGGCAGGAATGACAAGAGTGGGACTTTATCCAGCAGAAATGGCAAGGGCTGGTACAATGTCCGAAGCAGACCGTCTTCGTTATATGAAGAAAGGTGGTAAAATCGGAAAGAAAAAGAAAAAGAAACAAGGCTACAAAGCTCGTAAAGATGAGTCGATTGCAATGAGAGTTAAGAAGAAACGTACCAAGAAACAACTCAAAGCAAGTCGAGATGAATCCTACGGTAAGTGGGGTAAGGGTAAAGGTAAAGGAAAGATCAATCGTTCTGGAGATGCTTTAGTTGCTGCCTCCTACGATTAATAAAGAACTTTATGAGAAATCAGTACGAGAAGGTTTTGATGATTATTCATTAATAGATTATAGTATTCCTAAAGTTAATCAAGAAAACTATAAAACTTTTAATGAATATTTTCAAGATCTTTCTAATTATATTTATGTAAAATATAGGTATACTTATGGCAGTAAACATAAGAAAAAGAAATGACTAATGAATGTATCCATTGTGAGCATCCTTGTCATTGTGATATGATGTGTTCTTTTCATGATGGTGAAGATATGTGTAGGTGTGATGAGTGTAATTGCAGACCCTCCGATTGGGGAAAAACGACAATAGATATGGAGTAAAGATATGATCATAAATTTTAAACATTTAAAAGATGTAAAATTAAATTATCTTAAACATTTAAGATTTACATGGTTTGAAAGTATAAGA